ATCAGCAACTGTCCACTTTCCTATCTGGCACCAAGAAATCAGAGACATCCTCGTCCTCAAAAACAACAAAGGAACCGAAGACAACAGAGTCAGAAAACTCGACTACTCCATCCAGTTAAGTAAGTTATTTTATGAGCGTTTTATCCAAGATCAGGAAATCACGCTTTTTTCCCCTCATGATGTTCCTGGTTTGTATGAGAATTTTGGGACCGATAAGTTTGATGACTTATATCTTCGTTACGAGTCAGATGAATCAATCCCCAAGTCAACAATTGGAGCACAAGAACTCATCCTTGACTTATTAAAAGAGAGAGCAGAGACAGGTAGGTTGTATATTATGAATATCGACCACTGTAACAGTCATTCATCCTTTAAAGATAGAATTAGTATGAGTAATCTCTGTCAAGAGATAACTCTACCCACATTTCCCATTCAGCATATTGATGATCATTTGGGTGAGATTGCTTTGTGTATTCTCTCTGCAGTTAACGTTGGTACTATAAGGAGTGATGAAGAATTAGAAGAGTTGTGTGATTTATCTGTTCGTGGATTGGATGAGTTGATTGACTATCAACAGTACCCTGTATTAGCAGCAGAGAAAGCCACAAAGGCACGTAGATCAATTGGAGTAGGGTTCATTGGTCTTGCACATTATCTTGCTAAGTTGGGGTATAAGTACGACTCACAGGAGGCATGGGATGCCGTTCATGGACTTGCTGAATCATTCCAGTTCTATCTCTTAAAGGCATCTAATAAACTTGCACAAGAGAAAGGACACTGTGAGAACTTTGGACGTACTAAGTATTCGGATGGTATCTTACCAATTGATACATATAAACGTGATGTAGATGACATCTGTAGTTCGAAGTTGCAACATGACTGGGAATCTCTTAGGGCACTTATCACCACCCATGGTTTACGGAACTCAACACTGTCCGCACAAATGCCTTCGGAGAGCAGTTCCGTTGTGTCAAACGCAACCAATGGAATCGAACCACCTAGAGACTACTTGTCCATTAAGAAATCAAAGAAAGGACCTCTTAAGCAGGTTGTTCCCTCTTATGGGTCTTTAAAGAATGCCTATACGCTCCTTTGGGATATGCCTGGGAATAGTGGTTATATTAATATTGTTAGTGTTATGCAGAAGTTCTTTGATCAAGCGATTTCTGGAAATTGGTCCTATAATCCGGAGCATTACCCAGACGCTGAAGTTCCTGTTAGCGTAATGGCTAACGATTTATTAACAACATACAAATATGGATGGAAGACATCCTATTATCAGAACACACACGATCAAAAAACTGATGAGATAGAACCAGCACATCCTATGGGATGGCATGATGATGTTAAAGAGGATAAAGTAAAAACTCTTATGTGCGAACTAGAAAATGCTAATGAAGGAGAATGTGAAGCCTGTGCCATCTGATATCCGTGGGATGACTGTATTCAATACCCAGGAGGTTGACTATAAGAAGCAACCTATGTTCTTTGGGAAACCTCTGGGAATCCAGAGGTATGATTCCTTTAAGTATCCTACGTTTGATAGATTAACTACTCAACAATTGGGATACTTCTGGAGGCCTGAAGAGGTTTCCTTACAGAAGGATCGTGGTGATTATCAATCATTACGTGAAGAGCAGAAGCATATCTATACTTCTAACCTGAAGTATCAGATAATGTTGGATAGTGTTCAGGGACGTGCTCCTGGTATGGCGTTCATTCCATATTGTTCTCTACCAGAACTAGAAGCATGTATGGAAGTATGGACATTTATGGAGATGATTCATAGTCGTTCCTATACTTATATTATTAAGAACATCTATCCAGAACCTGCGGATGTCTTTGATACTATTATCAAAGATGAACGTATTCTAGAACGTGCTAAGAGTGTTACAGGAGCATATGATGAGTTCATTAATGATGCTCATCAATGGGATACTGGATGTATGTGGACTGATAGTGGTAGAGGATCACCATCATCAGCATGGTGTTTAAAGGATTTAAAACGTAAACTTTATCGGGCAATAATGAATGTTAACATCTTGGAGGGTATTAGGTTCTACGTCAGTTTTGCTTGTTCTTTTGCTTTTGGTGAGCTCAAACTTATGGAGGGGAGTGCTAAGATTATCTCCCTCATTGCAAGAGATGAGAACCAACATCTTGTCCTTACCCAAACCATCCTCAAATACTGGAGAGAAGGTGACGACGCAGATATGAAAGAGATTATGAAGGAAGAAGAGGGGTGGACATATGAACAGTTTAAGAAATGTGTCGATGAAGAGAAGAAGTGGGCAGAATACCTCTTTAAAGATGGTAGTATGATAGGGTTAAACGATAAATTATTGTATCAGTACGTGGAATGGATTGCGAATCGTCGTATGAAAACCATTGGTTTGAAACCTATATATGATGTTGCCGCTAAGAATAACCCATTGCCTTGGACAACACATTGGATTAGTTCTAAAGGACTACAGGTTGCACCCCAAGAAACTGAGGTGGAGTCTTATGTGGTGGGCGGAATAAAACAGGATGTTAAGAAAGATACATTCGCAGGGTTCTCACTATGATAAGATGGATGTGGAACCTTTTACAAAAAATTTGGAATTGGGGATTGGATGACAAACACCACTGGTGGCAAGACAAACTGGAGAGAAGAGTACTTAGAGATGAAAGTCCTGAGTACGATGCAGATAGAATGTTTGAAGGATGGACCGAAGAGTCTTGCCCAGAGTTGGATGATGCAAGCTATGTACAGCGACTGGAAGAAGAAGAAAGGAATCACGGATCCAGAACCGCCGGATTGTCAGAGCAGTCTACAGGAGTTCTTTGCAAAGACAAAGGATCAGGGGATTTAGATTATAGTATGAAGGAACATTTCTTTTCACCATTGAACCCTAACAACCAATGAAATTCAGCATTACTAAAGAAGGATTAGTAAACAACACAGAATTATTTTCAGATGATTATTCCCCCCAACAATATGCGAGAGTTGCTGTATATTCTGTTCTTGAAGAACTGGGGATCAAAGTAGAAGAAGAATGGGAGATGGATGATGACTCCATCGAAATCACAATTTCCAAATGAAATTGAATTAATAGAACTAAATAGGAGACATGGAATGAAAATTATGGGATGGACACCACCACAACGGCCGCAGTGGGTGAAGGAGATTATGAGAATCCCTGGACCTATGAGGGTACAGCTTTTACTTCTAGCGACATTAACGATTTCTTCGGTTTCGTCTACCGTATTACTAATCTCCAGAACGGGAGGAAGTACATTGGACGAAAATACTTTACACAGTGTCGCAAGCCTAGAGGTGCAAAACGCAGAGTATCGTCTGAGAGTGACTGGAAAGCATACTACGGAAGTTCTAAGGAACTTTCAGAAGACAGGAAATGCTTGGGGAACACCTGTTTCAAAAGAGAAATCATCAGTCTCCACACCACAAAGGGGCAAGTAAATTTTGAGGAAACAAAACAATTGTTTCTTCACAACGTTTTAACAGAAACAGTTGACGGAATGAATCCTTTATATTACAATAGTAATATATTAGGACGCTATATGCGTAAAGATTATTTTAATAAACAATGAGAATTTTTTTAGACACTGCTGATTGCCAAGAGATCCAGAAGTATATGGCTACTGGGTTGATTGATGGTGTTACAACTAATCCTTCACTAATCATGAAGAGTCATCGGAAACCTGATGATGTTTATCATGAACTTGTGAACATGGGTGTTGGTGATATTAGCATGGAAGTAGTTGATCATAATTCTGCTGCTATGGTAGCAGAAGCTCATCGTTTAGTTGATTTGTTTGGTGATGTTGCTACCATTAAAGTACCATGTACTCCTGATGGTTTGATGGCATGTAAGGAGTTAGCGCATGCGGGTGTAAGAGTTAATGTTACTCTTATCTTTAATTCTGCTCAGGCTGTTCTTGCTGCTAAGGCAGGTGCAAAGTATATCTCACCATTTGTGGGAAGACTTCGTGACAATTCTATCTCAGGTACTGCAGCAATTAAGTACATCCATGAGATATTCAGCATACAGTGTCATTTTGACACAGAGATACTTGCAGCATCTATAAGAGATGTTCAGTGTGTTACATCAGCATTTCATGCAGGTGCTCAGATATGTACAATACCACCATCGGTATTTGAGAAGATGTATAAGCACATTCTAACTGATAAGGGGTTGGAATTGTTTGATCAAGATTATCAGTCTACCTTAGATTACTTAGATGAGAATCCACCTCTGGTATAGCGAAGATATGAAAAAGTGGCGGTGGTGTATAACTGACACTCCGAGAATGTTTGGTGGGAGCAGGCAAGAAACGGGAGACGCAGATACTTTAGATGAGGCAATGGAAATAATTTCCATAACTTCTAAAAAAATGATAGGAAAAGGAGAACCCAACGCGGGTTGGTTCGGAGCATAGAACAATGGTAAGTGTAAGGTGCCGTCAATGCGGCAAAGAACTGGACGGAAGTTCAGGTAGGGCAAAGTCATGTGGCTGCCCAAATATGACGACAGTATCACGAGATAATATTTCTGCTCATGATATGTCTAAGGTTGTGATGTTAAATACTAGTAAGAAGTATGAGGATACTAGTCTCACCTCTGCGGATTTACAGTGGCAGGAAGAGCGAAGAAAACGTAAAGTTAAACGCTTGGACTTTGAAGTAAAGTAACAAAAGTCTAAAGAGACTATTAAAGATATAGATATAAATACATAACTTATGTTATGATATCAACACCACCTCTTAAAAACATGTTTAATCTCGATCAGAAGTACGAATCTTATGTACGCAACGGTAGTAAGAAACTTCGTATTGATGGTATCGAGGAACGTGTAAGGGGTTATGGATATACTGATGATGGTAAAGATATTGATGGATACTATTTGATTACAGATAACTATACTCTTTTTTACAATACTAATGAGCAGTTCATACGAATGGAGGCATTAGCAGCTGCTATTAAATGATATACATTCTAGATGATGCTACTTCTCTTGAACAGAATAAAGAGTTTGAGGAGTATTTTGATAAACAAGAACTAACAAATCTACCAGCAACGGTTCCACATACTGATCCTGAGATGTATCAAAGTACACCTTATCAGAAGGAGATTGAATGTGAGACGAAAATTTTAGATGATGATCTATTACACACGTGTGAATTCTTTGCTCCTGTTATCAGAGCAATGATACCTCAGATAGGTGACGTTGGTGTGCATGCTGCTAGGTTAAATCTTGTTAATAATTCTAAGTCAAGCAATCATACTCCTTTCCATAGAGATTTTCCTAATGATCATTGGGCAGCAGTTTATTATATTAATGACGCTGAAGGGGACACTGTTATTTTTGATGAGAGTGAGGCAAAATATATTGAACCAAAGAGAGATAGATTGGTATTCTTTCCAGGACAGTTTCATTGTATAGATTTGAGGAAGGATATTGTTAATCGTAAGATATTAAATTATTGCTTTGAATTAAAAAACCCCTGATTTCTCAGGGGTTATAAAGACTTTAACGTTTGCTAAGGTGGATGTGAATGCGTGTTCATCATTAAAGTAAGACCTCCTTACAGATACGTTTGCAACTGGACTGGTCGTCTTCGCATTCAATTAGGCATTCATAATAGTCGTTGACTCTTTCTTCTTGGTCATCTTCTACGTGAAGATTCCATTCAGCCATTTGATTGCGAGACATTATAGTGTTCATAAAAATTTAACCCTCCACTTAATGGACACACATAATAAGGAAGTTTGGGTTCATTGTCTTCTCCTTTAACGTCCTACTCTTATTTAGCATATTTGTGTTCAAATAGCAACTTAATAGTTACATTTTTTAAACGAGTAAATATACTTTGTAGTAAATACCTATAGGTATAAATGAAAAAGTATTTTGACAAAGTAGTAGAGTGGGATCGTAATCTTGCTCGCAAGTTTCAAGAGAAATTTAACCTCACTGATTACCAGATGTTATGCATATCATTCGCAAAAGGCGTAGTCATTGGAGCAATACTTCTGTAAAGTTCCTATCATGGGTTATAATATTCATATCATTAGTTAATCTCGGTTTTTTAGCATACCCATGAAGTTTTTAATCGCTTTAATTGTTACATTGTTTCTTGCTTTACCTGCATCCGCTGCGGAAATTATAATGGGTTCTGGAGGCAACTTAGTCTTTGAGCCTAATGAGTTAACTGTTTCAGCAGGAGATTCTGTTACATTCGTTAATGGAGATTTACCTCCTCACAATATGGTGTTCAATGAGCATCCAGAACTATCTCATCCTGACTTAGCATTCGTTGCTGGAGAAAGTTTTGATGTAACCTTTACTGATGCAGGAGACTATGAGTTTCAGTGTGAACCTCATGCTGGTGCTGGTATGAAAGGCGTTATCCACGTATCCTAATGGAAGAATTACCATCAGTTGTTTGGAGTGTTATTTATTTTTGTCTTATTGGTTTGACAGGAACCGGGTATGCTGTATACTATATACTGAGGACAGCTTATCTTGAAATGCGTGATGGCGAAGGAGAAAACATTGAACGATCTGAAAGTTGATGCACACATTGCAGTACTTCATACTAAAGTTGATTCGCTTATAGAGAAGCAAAAAGAACTTACTCA